CGCAGTACCTCCAGCCGGTCCTGGCCGGGCAGGGGATGCCGGCAGCGGAGGCCCGCAAGTACGTGGTCTGGTACCAGGTCGACCAGCTCGTTACCCGGCCCAACCGGTTCGCCGACGCCAAGGCGCTGCACGAGGCGGGCGTCATCTCGGACAAGGCGCTGCGCGACGCGGGCGGGTTCGGCGACGACGAGGCCCCGATGAAGCTGCCCCCGAGTGCCGAGCGGGCGCTGGCCATGATCTCCAACCGGGGCGGCGCTGCCCTGGCCGTCGTGCCCGGCATCGTGGACCTGGCAAAGCAGCTCGCCCACCTGTCCCAGATGACCGAGGACGAGCTGTCGGCGGGGCCGATCCCGGTGGTCTCGAAGTCGGGCGCTGCCGTCGCCGCAGGCGAGGCCAGCGCAGAGAGCGCGGGCGGGCCAGGCCAGAACCCGGCTCCCCCGGAGGCTGGCCCGCCCGCTTCGATGCCGTCTGAGCCGTCAGCGCCCGAGGGAGCGCCGTGACCTACTCAGCGGGCCGGGCTCACTCGGAGCGCCACTCGCTGGAGCTTCAGTACGCGGCGGGCATCTCGTCGGCTATCTCGGCTTCGCTGCAGTTCCTGCTGGAAGAAGGCGAGGCGGTCACCGCGGCCTCGCTGCGCAGCGCGGTAGCCCTGACGGTGGCCTCCGTCCGCTCAGCCTGGCAGGCGGCCGTGGCCCGGACGCGGTTCGCCTCGGACCACCGCCTCGACCGGCTGCCCGACCGGATCTATAGCGACCTGTCCGAGCCGCCGCGTCCCGGCAGCCGCGACTGGCAGCGCCTCGCGCTGGGCTACGCCCGTACGATGGCGACCTCTGACTTCGGTCAGCAAACACTCGAGCGCCTGGCGGCCCAGGGCCAGCCCGCCAAGCGCTGGGTCGCGCACCACGATGATCACACCCGCGAGGAGCACAGGGACATCGACGGCACTGCGGTCCCGCTCGGCTTGGCTTTCATAGTGGGCGGCTCTCCCATGCAGTACCCCGGCGACCCGTCCGTGCCGCCCGAGCTGACTTACAACTGCCGCTGCGTGCTGATCGCCGCCTCCCGGCCCAGCCCTCGCCGGGCTATCCTCTCCTTAGCCAGCCACGACAGGAGCACCCGTGCCCACAATCCGAGTTCCGCGCAGCGCACGGGCCGCCTGCCCGCCCGGTACCTGCCTCCACCCTTCAGCCTGCGAGTGCCGCCTGACGGCCGCCGCACCGCCGCCTCCCCCGCCCGCTAAGAAGGACAAGCCCGCCCCGCCCGTGCAGCCGCCGGCCAGCCAGGCCGCGGACAGCCGCTGGTCGGGCGTCATCGGCGTTGAAGGCCAGCCGACCGGCGACGGCCGGATGATCGAGCCGAACGCGCTGCGCTGGGACACCGCGTCGGCTCCCATGCCGATCCGCTACGCGCCCGAAGACCTCGGTGCCCACGAGGGCGCGCAGGTCGTCGGTACCATCGACTCCATCCAGCGCCTGTCGGACGGGCGGATCTGGGCCGAGGGCTCCTTCGACACCGGCTCCCCGATCGGCAACGAGGCCATGCGCCAGGTGTACGAGAACCTGACCACCGGCATCTCCATGGACCTGGACGAGATCGCCTTCGAGTACCGGGTCTCGGCTGAGCTGGCGGCCGAGCAGCAGGCAGCGCTCGACGACCTGTTCTTCGCCATGACCCCTTCGGGCGCGGAGGACGACGAGGACGAGAACCCCGGCCCGCCCTCGGGCCAGCAGACCGACGCCGACGGCCGGGTCACGGTCATGTCGGTCAGCCCCGACGACGAGATGGAGGTGACGACCGGCGCGCAGATCCGCGCGGCCACGATCGTCGCCATCCCGGCCTTCATCGGGGCGCGCATCGGCCGGTGGACGGCCGTGCCGCAGGGCCAGGGGCAGGAGCCGGCCGGAACTAACGCCGACCCGGACCCTGATCACGACGGCGACGACGACCGGCCGGGTTCGCGGAACAACCCCGACGACCCTTCGCAGCGGCCGGAAGACGGAACCGAGCGTGCAGAGGACCGTGCAGGTGCACATGCACTTGCCGCTGCGGCCGCTCCGCGCGACCGGAACCGGCCCCCGGCGGCCTGGTTCGCCGATCCTCACTTCGCGGAGCCGACCCCGATCACGGTGACCGACGACGGCCGGGTCCGGGGCCACATCGCGGAATGGGGCACCTGCCACACGGGCTACGGCGACCAGTGCGTGACCCCGCCGCGCTCGGCCGCCAACTACGCTTACTTCCGGCTCGGCGCGCTGGTCACCCGCGAGGGGACCGAGGTGCCGGTGGGCCGCCTGACCATGAGCACCCGGCACGCCCCGGCCGAGTCGGGCGCGCAGGCGGCCATGCGCCACTACGATGACACCGGTACCGCGGTCGCGGACGTGGCAGCGGGCGAGGACGAGTTCGGCATCTGGGTGGCCGGTTCGCTGCGGCCCGGTCTCACCCCGGCACAGGTGCGCGAGCTGCGGTCCTCGCCCATGTCGGGCGACTGGCGCAGGATCGGCGGCAACCTGGAGCTCGTCGCGGCCCTGGCCGTCAACGTCCCCGGCTTCCCGGTTCCGCGCACCTCGGGCCTGGTGGCCTCGGGCCGCCTGACCACGCTGCTCGCGGCGGGCATGGTGCCGCCCCGCCAGGTGCTGCCGCCCGGCTCGCCCGGCGCGCTGCCGCTGGAAGACCTGCGCTACCTCAAGCGCCTGATCGAGAGGGACAAGCGCGAGCGCGCCAGCGCGGCTGCCGCCTTCGCCTCCACCGTCCGCACCAGCCAGAGCGCGGCGCGCAAGGCCGCCCTCGCGCGCATGGCCAGGACCGTGCTCGCCGCAGCGCCGCCCCAGGCTGGCAAGCCGCTGCCGGAAACCCCGTCCGAGCCCGTGTACCCGGCCGCTGAGCCCGGCTCCAAGCCGGACATGAGCGGCCCCTCGGACGCCGCGTGGATCATGGGCGACGGGCAGGCGCTCGCCGTGGCCTGCAACTCGGCCCTGGACGAGGCGGTCGGCCAGCTCAGGGGCGTCTCGACGGACGGCCTGCCCGAGCCGGTGGCCCAGGCCATCGGGCTGATGAACGCCGCGTGGGCCGCCGCGCACATGATGCTCCCGGCCCTCGGCGTCAAGGACCCGGACGCCACCCCGATGGGCCAGCACGCCAGCCAGGTGATGGCCGCCTTCAGCCGTGCCTTCGCCGAGGTGGACAACAGCCCGTGGGACGGCGGCGCGGCGATGGACTCGTGCAAGTCGGCCTCGGACTTCCGCTCGGTCTGCGCGGGAGAGCGAAAGGGCGACGGGACGCCCGACGAGAAGCAGCACTGGGCGCTGCCGCACCACAGCCACCCGGGTGCGCCGCCCAACGCCCACGGCGTGGCCAATGCCCTGGCCCGCGTCAACCAGACCGACGGGATCGACCAGGCGGCGGCGCGCTCGCACCTCGAAGCCCACGAGAAGTCGATCCACTCCGGGGACAAGAAGGGCGGCAAGAAGTGACCGTCTCCATCGCTGAGGCCAGCCGCACCGGCCACGGCTGGTCGCCCGCCTGGGCCTGGCTGATCCTGGTCCTGTTCGTTGTCTTGTTCGTGGTCGTGTTCGACCTGCACGCCTATTTCGCCAAGACGCCCACCATGTCCGGGCAGTTCCGGGCATGGCTGTTCGACACCAACATCGGGCCCTTCGCCGCAGCCCTATGGGTGGGCGCGTTCGCGGGCCTGACCTGGCACTGGCTCCAGTACCGGGGCCGGTAAGAGAGGACACCTCATGGCCTGCGCCTGCCGCAAGAACCGCCGCCGTCCCGTCGTGCCGCCCGCTCCCGCCCCGGCACCCGCCCCGGCAGCGCAAACGCCGCAGCCGGCACCCGCCCAGCCAGGTGCTACGCCGCCTGCTTCCGTGTAACCTGCTGTCAACGCCCGTCTTCTCCCAAGGAGCACAATGACCCGCGCCCACCGCCCGCTCCCTGACGGGCTGTTCGACAACCGGCGGACCCGCACCGCCTCGGCGGCCACGGTCGCCCCGCCCGAGGAGTCAGCGCTCCCCGACGAGCTGGTGATCCCCGAGGACCTGGCCACGCTGGAGACCGATGACCTCCAGTCCCTGCACGACCAGGCCGTCGAGATCTTCAACACGATCTACGGCGACGGCGAGGCCGAGCTGACCGACGCCGAGTTCGCCACCCTCTCGGCGGTGACCGAGCAGGTCGAGCGGCTCCGCTCGGAGATCGACACCCGCGAGACCGCTGCGGCCGAGCGGCGCGAGGGCATGCGCGAGCTGGCCGGGCGCGTCAACCCGGCCGACTCGGGCGACGAGGCGGACCCGCAGGGCGACCCTGAGGGCGAAGAGGGCGACCCGGACCCGGCCGAGGGCTCCGAGGGCGGCGAGGGCACGCAGGAGGGCGACCAGTTCGCCAGCCGGTCCACCCGCGTCCCGCTGTCCGCGCTCCGCCGCCGCGCCCAGCGCCCGGCGGCCCGTCCCTCGGGCCAGGCGACCACGATGCGCGAGCTGGTCACCGCGGCTGCCGACCTGCCCGGCTACTCCAACGGCCAGGGCATGAACTGGACGGACATCGGCCGTGCGGTGGACCGGCGGCTGGCGGGCTTCAACCAGGCCCAGTACGCCGCCGCGAGGCGCGCGGGCCACGCGATGCGCCAGCAGTTCGGCATCGCGGCCATCCGGCGCCCGATCCCCGCCGACCTCATGATCAACGGCAACGACCCGGCCCACGTGGACGACGTGATCCGGCGCTCGGTGGACCAGAGCCGCCTGCCCGGCGGGTCCCTGCTCGCGGCGGGCGGCTGGTGCGCGCCCTCCACGATCCTCTACGACCTTCTGGAGCTGGAGACCGGCGACGGCATCGTGTCCGTCCCCGAGATCGGCATCAGCCGCGGCGGCATCCAGTTCACCACCGGCCCGGACTTCTCGGACATCTACAACAACACCGGCTGGAGCTACAGCGAGGCCCAGGACATCGCGGGCAGCTACTCGGGCGGGACGAACGAGAAGCAGACCATCACGATCACCGGCACCCCGACCGGCGGCTCTTACACGGTCACCTTCGACGGCGTGACCTCGGGTCCGATCGCCTACAACGCGACGGCGGCCCAGACGGCTGCCGCCGTGCAGTCGGTGGTCGACGTGGTGTTCCCCGGCGCGCTGATCACGGCGACCGGCGGCCCCGGTCCCGGCACCCCGGTCGTGGTCACCTTCGGCGGCACCCTCTCGGGCATGGACGTGGCCCAGATGACCGCCACCGGCAACTTCACCGGCGGCTCGACCCCGGCTGTCGCGGCCACCACCTCGACGCCCGGAGTCGTCGGCACCGGCGGCAAGCCGTGCTACTCCGTCACCTGCCCGGACTTCACCGAGGAGCGCCTGGACCTGATGGGCCTGTGCATCTCCTCGGGCCTGCTCCAGCAGCGCGGCTACCCGGAGGTGCTGGCGCGGACCACGCGCGGCGCGCTCATCGCCCACGAGCACCGGATGGCGGCCGAGGTGATCCGCCGGATCGCGGTCGGCTCCACCGCCGTCACCATGCCCACCTCGGAGACCGGCCAGCTCGCACCGCTGCTGACGGCGATCGAGCTTCAGGTCAACCACTACCGGTACGTTCACCGGATGCAGCGGACCCAGACCCTTGAGGCGATCTTCCCGTTCTGGGTCTTCGGCGCTGTCCGCAGGGACCTGAGCCACCGGCTCGCGGTGGACCTGCTGTCGGTCACCGACGCGCAGATCCAGGCCTGGTTCACCCAGCGCGGCATCGCGGCCCAGTTCGTCTACAACTACCAGGACATCACCGGCACGGCGGACACCTACACCGCCTACCCGACCACGGTGCAGTTCCTGCTGTACGCGGCGGGCACCTGGGTCAAGGGCACCTCGGACATCATCACCCTCGACACGATCTACGACTCGGTCAACCTCGCCCAGAACGACTTCACGGCGCTGTTCACCGAAGAGGGCTTCCTGGTTGCCAAGCGCGGCTTCGACTCCAGGGCCGTGACCGTGACCTTCGGCAACACGCCGGGCGCCTAACCCACCCGTCAGCCCGGCCCTCGAAGGGAGTGACCGCCGTGGTCCTAGTAGCCCCAGCGCAGGTAACGGATGCCCCGTCTCACGTGCCCGCGCCGTTCGGGCTGTTCACGGCGGTCACGCCCGCCCCTCTCGGCGCTGTGCGCTGGGAGAACGGGCTGACCTGGCGCGACCAGCTCTGCGGCGACCTGCCCGACGTGCTCGTGCCCGACTGCGCGGCACCGTCGGGCGTGCCGATCACCTTCACCGCAGGCCAGGCGGGCGGCGACGCGCTGCCGTTCACCGTCGTGGGCGATTTCCTGTGCTCGCCGGTCTCCTGGACCCCGGAAGAGGCCCAGGCGGAAGCCACCGCGCGGCTGCTCGCCCGCGAGGAGGAGAAGACGGCGCGCACTATCGTGTCGTTCCTCACCACCACGGCGGGCGGCGACCTCCAGGGCACGGCGGTCACCACGACCGGCGGCGCCCCCGGCGACCTCGCGGCCCTCGAAGCCCAGCTCGCGGCGACCTACGGCAGCCAGGGCGTTGTCTTCGCCAGCCTGGCGGCGCTGTACGAGCTGTCGGCCGCCAGGGCGGTGTACCCGAGGGGCAGCGGAATGTACACGTGCGCGGGCACGCCGCTGGCCGTGGTCCGCACGGTCATCGCGGGCTTCAGCCTCGGCATCGTGCCCCAGCCGCTGCTCGCCCGCGGGGAGCCGTTCTCGGCTGCGAGCAACCCGGCCAACAACTTCGACCACGCCCACAACGACATGTACGCCACCGCGATGCGCAGCTATGCGGCGGGCTGGACCACCGACTGCGGCGCAGCCTACATCGGCTAACAGGAGGACATGATGGCCACGATCTCGCGGTGCTTCACCCCGGTGCTGGGCAAGCGCATCCGCGTCACGATCCTGAACGACGACGGCACCGTCCCGGCGGCCGGCACCGCGGATTCCGCGCTGGTCACCGACGGCTTCGTGGAGGTCGCGCTCTCCTCGGAGATCGAGTCGGGCGACGAGATCATCCAGAAGAACGCCAATGGCATCCTCTGCGTGAACGAGCTCCAGCCCTCCAGCTTCAAGCGCTTCACCGTGGACATCACGTTGTGCGGGGTCAACCCGTTCCTGCTGACGATGATCTCCGGGTGCGAGGTCTACTACGACGCGGCCGGGGCCGTGGTCGGCTTCAAGCAGCCCGAGGGCACGATCACGGCGAAGTTCGCGCTGGAGCTGTGGACCGGCCTGTCGGGCGACAAGATCGCGTCGGGCTACATGCTGCTGCCCTTCGTCAACGGCGGCGCGCTCGACTCGATCAAGATCAACGGCAAGGACACGATCGACTTCACGATCAAGGGCGCGTACACCAAGGGCGGCAACGCCTGGGGCACCGGCCCGTACGAGGTGATCGACGGCGCGGGCACCAACGAGGTCCAGACGGTCACCGTGTCGGGCACGCCGACCGGGGGCACCTTCAAGCTGGGGGCGCG